CAGGGAAGTCCATTTGACACGTGCCGAGCACGGCACTTTCTTTAGAGCGCTTGGTATGGTCTATAATCACTTCAAGGTCCCTGGCCAGCATGGGCATGACCACCCTGAGCCCGAGCCTGACTTTGTTGGGTTAACCGAAGTTAAGGACTATTCCTGGAGAGGGGAAACTGCACAATTTTTGGCTGAATCACACGGCCAAGGCCAAGCCTTCAAGAATGAGTGCATGGAGCCTCTCGGTGGTTGGGACAACGCTAAAGACGGCCGTTCCAGTATCAACACGTTTCTTCCTTGGCACATTGAGTGCCCTCATAGGGAGTGGCCACAAATAGCAGCGGCGTGGACGATGCCTTGGAAGATTTGCCCTCCAGAGCAGGGGGCTACATTGTTCTGCGACTACCAGGATTTGTATAACACTATGGATGAGGACCTACAGGAGTTCCTTCGGACTGAACCGGCGTATATAAAAGCAGGTTCGGACGAACGCAGATACATAGATGGGTACTCGGCCGCAATTAGTTACAACGGTGAGATTATTAGGCCAGTTGCGTTGCCACATCCAGTAACTGGGAAATACTCGATTCGCCATCACTTAATTTTGGCTACTGGGTTTATTCGCGAGGGCACGGATGAGCAAATGTTCAGGTTCAAAGAAGTGGTTAGGGAGTACACCAATAACAATAACAACCATTATTTCTGGGAATGGACTATTGGCGATCTCCTGGTAGTCGATCTATGGCGCATGGCTCATACTGTTAGCGACTTTCCGTTAGGGGAACGAACAATGGTCGGCACCTGGGGTTATGACGCCTATGCCCCAGACCACCCATGAAATTGCCGTAAACTTGTTCATATGAAGGATAAGACTTTACCAGAAGGGCCGTGGGAATTTAATACTGAAGTTGCAGCAGTCTTTGAAGACATGCTGGAGCGGAGTATTCCTGATTACGAGAAGATGCGGCTTGCTTCATGCGCTATTGCAGCCCCTGCTTTACGAGATGACGAAGGGCGAGTTCTGGATTTAGGTTGTGCTAATGGGATGGCGTTATCTCGTTTAGACACATACACGGCTTGTGAGGGTTCTTATATCCACCGTCTCGTGGGAACCGATATTTCAGAAGCCATGTTAGAGAAGGCAGAAGAGAGGTTCGAGGGGGATGAGCGCTACCACTTTTTAAACCATGATTTAAGAACACACTTTCCATTTCCTGACGAATCGTTTGATGTAGTGATGTGTGTTTTAACTTTACAATTTCTTCCTATTATCCATCGGCTCAGAGTGATGGATGAGGTAAACCGATTGCTGGTACCTGGAGGCAGGTTAGTTTTTGTTGAGAAGATACTCGGTTTCGGAAATCTATTAAATCAAGATATGGTGGACATATACCATGAACACAAACGAGATATGGGATACACCGAAGAGCAGATTGAACGCAAAAGGCTTAGTTTGGAAGGCGTAATGACACCAATTTCCGCAGTGTGGAATGAAGAATTATTAGATAAGGCGGGATTCACCCATAGGGATTTATTTTGGAGATGGATGAATTTTGCAGGGTGGGTAGCAATTAAATGAAAGAGCCAGCACGCCCAAAAGGTCAAAAACTTTATATCCCTAAAGAGAAAAGAGAGATGCTATTGAAGTTGATTTCCGCTGGGAACTACCAAAGAACAGCATGTCGAGCCGCAGGCGTGTCGGAATGGACTTTTAATGATTGGCGCCAAAAGGGCGAACAAGCACGAGAAGATAAAGAAAATGGTTTAGCGCTCACTGAGGTTCAAGAAGAACTTCTCTGGTTTGTTGATGAGTTAGAAGAAGCAAGAGCAAAAGCCGAAGCCGCTCTAGTGGCCCGCTGGTATAATGAAGCAGCGGATGGCGATTGGAGAGCAGCCGAAAGGTTCTTAGCCAAGGCATTCCCAGAAAGATGGTCAGATCCTGCAACCCGTTTAGAAATAACAGGGGCACAGGGTGGGCCAGTGGCACAACTTTCTGCTCATATGCACGTATTAACGGAAGCAGATGGAGAGAAGCAACGTAAGGTGTTAGAAGCGCTAGTGGAATCTGGCGATTTGCCCGCAAATGTTTTGGAGGCATGGGATGGAGAAGACGACGGAGACGAGGGACAAATTATCGACGCTGATGTCGTTCAAGACACCATGCAATCTGATAATTCCACACAACCCTCATCCGAAACAGCAAGCCTTCCTGACGTGGAACACGACTAGAGAAGCCCTATTCGGAGGTGCCGCTGGTGGAGGAAAATCTGACACACTCCTGTTCGCCGCCCTTCAATACGCCTGTGTCCCTGGATACTCTGCTCTATTGCTTAGGCAGACGTTCCCTCAGTTATCTGGTCCAGACGGGTTTATTGACAGAACTACAGAGTGGCTCAAGACAGTAGCGGATTACAACGTAACAAATAAACGGTGGACATTTGGCTCTGGAGCCACATTGACACTTGGTCATTGTGAGCGTGATGAGGACAGATACAACTTCCAGTCTTTTGCTTACCAGTTTGTTGGGGTAGATGAATTAACGCAGTGGGGGACTGACAGGGTTTATTTATACATTGGCTTCTCTCGTGTGCGTAAACCTAATCCCGACCCGTCATTAAAAGCCTGCCCACATTGCAAGATGACATTGGCAGACGTACCTCTAAGGGTAAGGGCTGCCACAAACCCAGGTGGTCGAGGCAACGATTGGGTTTATGAACGATTCGTTTTAAATAACGATGACGATCGTAAATTTATGCCAGCAAGGATCACAGACAACCCCTCTCTAGACAGGGAAGCCTACGAGGCCAGCCTTCAAGAGTTGGATGCGGTAGAAAGGGCAAGACTCCTTGAAGGAAACTGGGAAGTTACCGAAAAAGGAGGAATGTTTGAGACTGATTGGTTTGAGACGGTCCCCAATGTCCCAGATGTTGATGACATGAAAAAAATTCGATTCTGGGATTTGGCTGCTACAGCAGAGGCAAAAGGTAAAGACCCTGACTGGACAGTTGGGGCGTTAGTCGGCATATCCGATGGAAGGTATTACGTTTTAGATATACAGCGGTTACGTGGGACTCCAGCAGATGTTGAACGTCGTATCCGAATGACAGCAGAAAACGATGACAGGAAAACGGATATCTGGATGGAACAAGAACCAGGGGCTAGTGGTATAAATACGATTGATTACTATGCACGGCAAGTGTTAGTCGGTTATCCCTTTAAAGGTGTTCGGTCATCTGGGAGCAAAGAAGAACGTGCTCGAGTGTTTTCAACCGCCTGTGAATTAGGTAACGTGAAATTACTTAGAGGGAAATGGACAAAAGCACTAATAGACGAGTGCGTGCAGTTCCCCAAAGGTAGCCACGACGATCAGGTAGATGCCGTCTCAGGGGCTATCAACCATTTAGCGAAAAGAAAAGCAAAGGTAAGACTTATTTTATGAACCCATATGAAATGCAAAGACGAATGGTTAAGGCATGTGCTTTGGCTGACAAGGCTGAAGAATTAGGATTTTTACCTGATGAGTTGGCGAATGAACACCCCAAAGCCAGACAAACGCTGGCAAAAATGTGTGGAGTGAAACCACCCTCAGTTGAGACATGGGATATGGCTGTGGAACTCTTAGGGAAGCGAACCAAATATGAAGGTTCTGGGGGGATAGACAGCCCTAAATTTATTCAACATCTTGGGGCGATGGCAGTTCAAATAACCGAGACGTTGGCTAAAAACAATTTAGACAGTTTTGAGGCTACACAGTTATCTAAAAGTGACAAGCGCCGTGTAGCAAAAATATCTAAGGCTAATGATGACGAAACCACGTTTAACCTTGGACAAAAATTCTTAGAAATGCGCGAAGAGCACCGTTCACCCATAACTAAAGATGACTAATGAATACTTTTATCTCATATCAATTATGGTCGCCAGAAGAGTGCGACCATATAGTCGAGGAGGTAAGAAAAACACCGTGCCATCCGGCCTTGTCAGTCGTAGATGACCGAAACCAAATAAAGAAATCGTTTAGACAGGCAGACATGTATGGCCTGGACAACAGAAGACTCTTAGACCAAATTCTAGATGCAGTAAAACAGGTCAACCTTGAGCAATGGGGTTTCGAAATAGACGGTGGACTCCCCTCGGTTGAAGTCTTGAGATACAAAAAAGGCGGACACCAGGCAAGTCATACAGATTGGGGAGGCGTACATCGAACCAGGAAGGTAACTTTCAGTATTCAGTTATCGCCATCTGACTCCTATGAGGGAGGGGAATTGGTTCTGTTTGATGGCCCAGAACCTTGGCTTTGTGACAGTAGCCAGGGTTGTATTACTATCTTTCCTTCGTGGACTTTACATCAAGTCAATAAGGTGGCATCTGGAGAGAGATGGTCTGCTGTCGGGTGGGTTCTTGGAAATAGTTCTTATGCCTGATATTGGGATTTCCCAAACAGATCAAGTATGGCCTCCCGATGTATGCAGGTCAGCCATTCAAGTTGCCGAAACAAAGGGTATGGAGAGAGATGATTGTGCGGACGAAACAGAGTTACCAGGGCTCAGAGAGTCCGTTTGTTTAGTTTATGAAGACAACCCGACCCTCTTCCAGGCGGTTTACAGGATAGGGGAACAGTGCAACGAGAAACACTATGGATTCACACTAAAACCTTGCCCAGAGG